CCTTCCGCCCATCACCCTCCCCAAGAAGCTGGGCGGCGCGGCTCGCACGGCTACGCCCTCTTCCGCGGTTCAGCAAGGACAGTCACTGGTCAAGGACAACATCAACTACAGCAACGTCCCGCTCTCTCAGTATCGCCAGACCCGCAGCGCTCCCGAGCTGATGCGGCGGCTGGCAGCGGGGGACCCGCTGGCGTCTACCGCGCTGCTGAACCTGCTGAGCATGGCCGACTCTGGCTACAAGCTCTCCGCCTACACGACCTTCACCCAGGAGTTCAGCCCGGAAGGTCTACGGGCCGCCGAGACTGTCATCAGCGGCTTGGACACGGTGTGGGACTCGTCCAAGGGCTTTTCCCAGAAGCGGTCCATGGCCTCGACCATCGAAACCGCCCTGCGGGAGGTATCTCTGACCGGCGGAGTGATCGCCGAGCTGGTGTTGGACAAATACCGGCTGCCTGAGCGGATTGTGATTGCCGACTACAGCGAGCTGGTCTGGAAATCGGACGGTAAGGGCGGGGTAACACCGGCTCAGAAGCCGAAAACGGGCGAGGAAAGAGACCTCAATTACCCGAATATCTTCGTAGCTGAGAGCGTAAAGAGCGCGGCTGAGAAGTATGCCAGTCCGATGATGACGTCTGGTGTACAGGCGCTTTGGCAATACACCGCTTACTTGGAAGACTCCTGGCGTACACTGAGAAAAGCAGGCGAACCGCGACTGACTGCGACGCTTGCTTACGAACAACTCGTGAGATCTGCTCCGGCTGAGGTGCAGTCAGATCCGAGTAAACTGGCGGCGTTTCTTGAAGACGCCAGATCTCAGATCGAAACCCTGCTTTCTGGTCTCAATCCCGAGGATTCTCTGGTCGTTTACGACCAGGTCGTACTCGATAAAATCGACTCCAACTCTGAGAAACGCGACTTTGCGCAGTTGCTGGAGACGATGAGCGGGATTGCGGCTTCTGGGCTGAAGTCCAGCACGACCTCAATGGGGCTTCGTGGCGGCGGGTCGCAGAATGTGGCTTCCGTGGAAGCGGTGATGAGTACGAAGACCGCCAGGAGATTGCAGGTACCTGTCGAAGAGGTCTTGTCGAAAGCGCTGACATTGGCGGTTCGATTACTCGGTATAGACTGCTACATCGAGTTCCGCTTCAAGCCGATCGAGCTTCGCCCAACGAGCGAACTCGCCGCATTCCGTGCGATGGATCAAGCCAGAGTCCTGGAGCTGCTGTCTCTTGGTCGGCTGAACGACGCGGAAGCCCAGTCCGAACTGGGCCTGGGATCATTGCCGGATGGGGCCGAGCAACTTAGCGGCACCGGCTTCTACAAGTCTAAGCCGCTTGACACCCTACCGGCATCCGGCACCAATGCGATCGGCCGCAATGTTGGCGCTAACCCGGACACGAGTGCGGGCGGACCGGACAACGAACAGCGAGTATGAAAATGAAACTACCTGAGATCTGGCTGGGAGACGACCGCTCGTTTGCGGACTTCCTTGCCCGGCATGAAGCCGAGCCACCGCAAGCCCTTCAGCAGGCCATCTACTCCCCAGCGGACGCTGACGAGGACGAAGACCCCTACGAGCTTCAAGCCAGGTCTCTGACCGAAGTCTATGGCTCTGTCGGTGTGGTCAACATCGACGGCTCGCTGACCTCTGAAGATTCACTTTTCAATGACTGGTTCAATGACGTTTCTTACGCCAGTATTCAACGGGCGCTGAACCAGCTCATCATGAACGATGAGGTACAGAGCATCCTGCTGCACATCGCCAGCCCGGGAGGAGACGCGGCTGGCATCGAAGAGGCCAGTAACGCCATCATGGCGGCTGCCACTGTGAAGCCTGTCGTGGCGTACGCGGACCCCGCCCTTTCGGCTGGCATGTGGTTGGCGGCTTCGGCCGCCGAAGTCTACTCCTCTAAGATGGGGCAGACCGGGAGCATCGGGGCGATCACTTCCGCTGTCAGCTACGCGGAGCGACTGAAGAAGGACGGCGTCGAGGTGTTTGTCGCTCGAAGCGCCCCCAAGAAGGCCCTTAACCACCCGGCAGAGCCCTTGAGTGAGGCTGGGAAGCAGAGCATGCGGGACAAGGTCGCCGCGCTCGGGGACTTCTTCATCGAGTTCATGGTTCGCAACCGCCCGAACCTCAATCTGGCTGATGCCAAGAACACCTGGGCCTCCGGAGATACGTTCTTCGGCCAGCAGGCTCTTGAGTACGGCCTCATCGACGGAATCAAGCTTTCATCGGCTGCGCTAATTGCCGAGCTTAACGAACAGGCATACAATCAATCCACGCCCACCTCCGGAGCACCCAATATGCCCAAGCGCATCGTCCTCTCCAGCCAGCCAGACCTCGATCTGGCCCGTATTGCCCTTGGGCTTGCCCCAGACGGCACCCCGATTCAAGCAACGACCGAGCCGGCTCCCACCCCCGAGCAAGACGAAGGCGAGGACGATGAGCCCTCCGTCGCCGGCACTCCGACCCAAGCTTCCGCCGAGCCGGCCTCTCTCCTGGCTGACCCGCTGGCCACCTATCTGAAGGAAGAGATCGTCAGCCTGAAGGCCGTCAACGCTGAACTCGTCGCCAAGATAGCAGATCTGCAGCCTTTGCAAGGGCAACTTCAGACCTCGGAGTCTGTCATTGCACATCTGCGACCCGTCGCCGAGGCCGCGGTGAACCGCCTGAGCATCGGTCTGGGGCACCGTCCCAGCAAGCTGGAGCACGTGCCCGCCGACATGCTCGCGGCCATGTTCAACGACCTGCAGGCCGAGCTGATGGCCCTTCCAGCCGGCCGTCAGACCGCGGAGCCCACGGTCGACACGATCGAAGGCGATTCCGGCCCGGAGACCTTGGCTCAGCAGCGCCTGCGCCTGGTCCCGTCGCGGACGGCTGCCGGCCGGTAACCGGTCTCTTTCCCTACTTCAAGCCACCAATTCCAATCTTTATCGGAGCATCTCATGAGCTACTACACCGGTACTGGCAAGCGCCACCTGACCGTTTCTCCCTACACCCCGGATCGTGTCGAACTGATCGGTAACAACACCAAGCAGGCTTCCTCCACCGACATCGGCAAGGCGGTCAAGCTCAGCGGCAACACCGTTGTGGTCTGCGCCGACGGCGATGAGATCTATGGCTTCATCAGCTCCGTCGAGGCCGGCTCGAAGGACGGCTATTCCATTGGTTCCGTCGTCTGCGACGCCGGCCGGGAAGTGTGGGCCAACGATCTGGCGGGCGGTCTGGCTGTGGGCGATCTGGTCGTCTCCAGCACCTCCGTTGCCCTGGGTACCGCCCACCACGCCAATGGCTGGAACGTGAAGGCCCGTACCGGCTCGACCGTGAGCGGCCAGTCCCTGATCCACAACAGCGGCGGCCTTGCGATCAAGACCGCGGGCTCTGCGCTCGTCAAGTCGGTCAACACCATCTATGCCCTGGTCGGCGGTACCTTGGTCAAGAAGACCGCCACGGACATGGCGGCCCTGTCCGGGACGGTCACGGCCGACAAGTTCAACGTCTTCGCCTTCTTCATCGATGCGGCCGGTACCCTGACCACCGTCATGGGCACCGAAGGTGACACCCTGGCTGATGTGGTCATTCCACAAGCCAGCGCCACCCGCGCCATGATTGGCTATGTCATCATCAACCCGACCGGCACCGGCGACTTCGTCGGCGGCACCACGGCTCTGGATGACGCGACCGTCGTTCCGACGGCTGCCTACGTTGACACGGTCGGCCCGGTTGCTCAGGCGGACCAGATCGTCGGCGATCACAAGTGGCAGGTCATCGGCCTCGAAGTCAGCCCGTCGACGGCGAACAAGCAGGTACTCCTGCGTAAGATCTAACCCAATTCAAGCATCCAGGAGCACCTCATGACCACTGCGAACTTCTCCTATATCGACTCTCAAGGCCGCACCAAGAGCGGCGAACTCAAGCTGGAGCATTACGCTCTGGCCGAGCGCCACCACATCAAGACCTCCCAGCTCATCAACGAGGTCTATGCCGACGCCGACCCGCGGTTCGGTTCCGCCTTCGAGCAGGGTGCCCGTTCCCTGGGCATCTTCACCAAGGGCGACCCCAAGTACGGCATCACTCCCACCACGATTCGCGACATCGTTACCGGTGAGTGCATGGCTCGGCAGTCCGCCGTACAGCTCGCCACCTCGCCCTCCGGTGGCGGCACCATCGTCTCCCCGATGAACCCCATTGGCAGCTCGACTCCTGCCTCCCGGGTGTTCTTCCCGGAAGTGATCATGTCCATGATGGAGGAGACCCTGAAGTCGGATTACTCCCCGGAGATGGCCATCTTCAATTCGATGCTGGCCAGCGACGAGAGTATCGCCTCGGAGGTGTTCACGCAGCCGGTCATCAACACGACGGCCCCAGAGTCCGTGCGTTCCATGCCGATCAGCCAGAATGCCTTGCCGCGGAACATGGTCAGCATCACGGCTTCGCAGACCTCGAAGGCGATCGCTACCACGTCGGTCGGTCTGCAGATCGCCGATCAGGCGATGCAGCACGCCACCGTAGACCTGGTGGCGATCATCTTGGCCGCCCAGATGGAGGGCGAGATGAAGGCCAAGCTGTGGGAGGATCTGGCAGCCGTCGTCGCCGGCAACGTCGACGCGGGTCAGTCGGCCCTGACCCCCATTGCCGGGACGACCTACGATTCCAACATGACCGGCGGGGTTGTTACCCAGAAGGGTTGGATGAAGATGCTGCATGATCCTTCCAGGACCATCAGTATCGACTCCATCATCTGTGCCTTGGACGATCTGATCGCCATTCAGGGCCGTACCGGCCGGCCGCTGATCTTCGACCCGAAGACCAGTGGTGCCAACCTGGGTAACGTCGGCAATGCGGTCTACAACGTCGAGCCGATGATCCTGAACTACGGCGTCGCTGAGCCGAAGATCATGATCGTTCCGGATGGGCTTTGGTCAGCCAATGGCCTGCTCTGCTTTGACTCGCGCTATGCTCTCCGTCGCGTGACCAATACGAGCGCCTCCTATCAGGCCATTGAACAGATGGTTCTGCAGCGTTCGACGTTCATGCGTATCGACAGCGGCTCCATGGTTTACCGCCTGTACGACGACGCCTTCCGGTTCGTCGACTTCACGTAACACTGGAGCTGCGGCAACCTGACGGAAGCACCTAAAGGGCCCCTCGCGGGGCCCTTTTTCTTGGTAAACTACCACTTACCAACACCAAGGAGCCCAGCCATGCCCACGAAAGCCCCGCCACCTCCGGCCAGGTCGCAGAAACCCCCTTCGTCTCCGGTCGGCAAGAGGCCGACGGCTTCCGTGGACCCGACGCTGCCGCTGCCGAAGGCCCAGGTTGCCCCAGAACCGGCTCCCCTTCCGGTTTCAGAGCCGATGCCAAAGGCCCCTTCCAAGCTCCGCATCCGCACCCGCTACGGCTACCCGATCTACATCCCCTACCTTGAGCGCAGGATCCGGCCCGACGAGATCGCCGAGCTGGACGACCACCCCTGGCTGCGGCGTCAGATCGAGCTGAATACGTTCATCCTCCTGGAGGACTAATCAATGGGTCCAGAGTTCAGTTTGCAGCGGGCTACCTGGTCCAACGGCTTGATGGTTACCGAGCCCCCGTTGTCCACAGACGGTGATCTGGCTCCCAGGCCCGGGGACGCTGCCAGGACTCCGCGGCCCGAAGGTGTGGTCGGCTGCCTTGACGTGGTCTCAGACCGCGGCTGGTACGAAGGCGAGATCCTGCTCGACCGGTTCAACGCCTGATCCGTCATGTTACTTGGCTCAACCATACTTGGCACCGGGGTCCTTGGGACCCACTCCCTGGGGCCCTCGCCGGTCGTCTTGGTGCTGGGGGACGCGACGCATGCCCATCTTGCCGACGCGGTAGCCTTTACCCAGGCCAACACTCTCGCTTTGGGCGATGCCCAGCAAGCTCATCTGGCTGAATCGGTTGGGCTCGTCCAAGCGAACTTGCTCGACCTCGCCAATTCCAAGCACAGTCACCTCGCTGAAGCGGTTGGGTTCATCCAAGCGAACTTGCTCGATCTGGCCAGTTCCAAGCACAGCCACATCGCTGAAGCGGTTGGGCTCAGCCAAGCGAACTTGCTTGACCTCGCCAGTTCCAAGCACAGTCATCTTGTTGAAGCCGTTGGGCTCGTCCAAGCGAACTTGCTCGACCTAGCCAATTCCAAGCACAGTCACCTCGCTGAAGCGGTTGGGTTCATCCAAGCGAACTTGCTCGATCTGGCCAGTTCCAAGCACCTTCACTCTGCGGAAGGGCCTCTGGATCTCGACACTGCCTTCTCCTTGGTCCTGGGAGACTCCAGGCACAGCCAAGTGGCTCAGAGCCTAGATCTCTTGCAGGCGGGCTCCCTGACCCTCGCAGACGCCTTCCACGCCCATCAGGTCGCGGCCGTTGTCCTGACTCAGGCCAACCTGCTGGTGGTTGCGAGTGCCGTGCACGCGCAAACGGCTCAGGGAACGGATCTCAGTCAGATCGGCCTGCTTTCCCTGGCAGATGCCGTGCACCAGCACGTTGTCTCTGGGATCAGCCTGGAGTCCCACAATCTGCTTCAGGTTGGGGACACAGTCCACAACCACCTGACAGAGGCTCTTGAGCTGGTCCAGGCAAACGTGCTGTTCGTGGACGATAGCGTCCATGTTCAGTCTGTTGACGAACTTTCGTTACCTACCGGCGCAATTTTGATTCTGTCCAACTCCTTGCACAGACATTTCGCTGGGCTAGGGTTAGAATCTACTGTAACCCCCTGCGGGCGAGTTTTCATCGTGGCGGCTCCCGGGCGCACCTTCGTCATCGCCGAGGAATCGCGGATCTTCGAGGTCGCTG